GATCGTGCGAACTTGAGCGACGCCTGATCGGCGAAGTGCCGGGGCTGGTTGTCAAGCAGGACGACAATGGCCGCACGGTCATTCGCGGCTACGCCGCCGTATTTGAATCCGAGTCGCAGGACTTGGGTGGCTTTGTCGAGATCGTGGAACGCGGCGCGTTCGACGACGTCATGCGGTCGAATCCCGACGTCTTCGGCAAATACAACCACGAGCGCGTCATCGGCCGCACCACCAGCGGCACGATGCGCCTGACAGTCGACGAGCGCGGCCTGCGGTACGAAATCGACCCGCCGCGGTCGGCTGCGGACGTCGTCGAATTGATCGAAAGAGGCGATGTGCGCGGGTCGAGCTTCGCCTTCCGCTCGAAGCCAGCAGACGAGTCGTGGACCCGCGACGCCAACGGCCGAATGATCCGTCGGATCAAGAAGTTTTCGTATCTCGGGGACGCCGGCCCCGTCGACACCCCGGCCTATCTCGCCACCGAAACCTACGTCAGCAAGCGGGCCATCGAAATGGCCCTCGCCGAGAACACCAAGGCCGAGGAGCCTGCCGATGAGCAGCGAGCGGATAGCGCTCTGGTCGAAGATTCTGTCGCGGCTCCTGAAGCCGAAGCGGACGCCGCCCCCGAAGACGGTGCGGTGGCGGCCGGCGATGAGGAGCGTGCCGCCGTCAGCCTCAAACCTACGGCCGGAATGGCCTCGGCGGCTCGACGAGGTCTGAAACTCCACGAGGAAGGCAAGTCTGGCGACGGCCTGAAGCCGGAGACGGTGGCCCGCGCGAACCGCCTGGCCCGCCGCGAGGAGATGAACGACGACTGGGTTCGCGAGATGAATGCCTGGTTCGCGCGGCACGAGTCGGCGAGCAAGTCCCCCGGCTGGGACAAAGCCGGCGAAGAGAAGCCCGGCTTTGTGGCGTGGCTCTTGTGGGGCGGAAATGCCGCCAAGAACTGGTCGGCACGCAAGGTCAAGGAGATGGAGGGCGAGCGTGATCTGTCGATGATCGACGAAGAGCGAGACGTCGACGAAGAGTCGCTCGAGCCGAAGCCACTTGCCGTCATAGTCTCTGCGTCGACGGATGACTTCCAGTCGAAGATCGCGTCGCTCAAGGCAACGATGCTGCGGACTCACTTGCACGGCAAGTAGTCCGTACCCTACAAATCAAGATATACGCCCTGCGAAGGATTTCGCAGGGAGCAGTGCGAGCGACTTGAGGATTCATTTCGCGGCGCGCTTGCGGGCAAACCACCCGCCGGCCGCCGCACCTTCGCGATTGGCCGGCTTCACAAGGAGCAAGGCCAATCATGGCGAGCAACCTCAAGCGTCTTCAGGACCGTGCCGCGGCGATCGCCGCCCGGATGACCGAACTGGCCGATGTGGCCGAGCGTTCGGAGGATCAGACCGCGGAACTCCGTCGGCTTTCCGACGAGGCCGACAAGGTCAAGTCCGACCTGGAGTTCGAGGGCAAGCTCGCCGCGAAGGAGCAGGAACTCCGCGCGGTCGTCGAGGCTGCGGCCCCGGCGGCCCCCGCCGCCCCCGTGGCTGCCGAGCAGCCCAAGAAGGCCGAGATTCGGGCGATCAACCCGCATCACTCGACCCTGCGTGCGTTCAACGACGGCCCCGATGCCGTCGAGAGCGCCTACCGGTGCGGCCGGTGGATCAAGGCCACCGTGTTCAAGAACGAGTCGGACATCCGGTGGTGCCGTGAGCACGGCGTCGAGGCCCGCGCCCTCAACGAGGGCAGCAATTCGGCCGGCGGCAGCCTGGTGCCGGAGGAGTTCGCCGCTCGCGTGATTCGTCTCGTCGAAACCTACGGCACCTACCCGGGCGCCGTCGAGAACGTGTCGATGAGCCGGGACACGATGGTGATCCCGAAGCGACTGTCGGGGACGACCGCTTACTTCGTGGGCGAAGGCTCCGCAGTGACCGAGAGCGAGCCGACCTACGGCAACGTGTCGCTCGTCGCCAAGAAGTTGGCCGTCGGTTGCCGGATGAGCACCGAGGTGGTCGAAGATACCGCTGGCGTGGTGTCTTTGGCCGACGCAATCGCTACGGAGTTCTCGACCTCGCTGGCCTTCCGCATCGACCAGTGCGGCTGGATCGGTGACGGCACCAGCCAGTACGGCGGCATCAACGGCGTCATCAACAAGATCAACGACGGCACGCACACCTCTTCGGTGGTGTCGGCCGCCTCGGGCAACACGGCGTTCGAGACGCTGGACATCGAGGACTTCCTGGCCGTGATGGGCAAGTTGCCCCTCTACGCCCGTCAGGGAGCGGCCTGGTATGTGTCGCCGGCCGGCTACGCGGCGAGCATTGCCCGCCTGAAGTACGCGGCCGGTGGCAACACCGTCGAGAACATCGGTGCGGCGGCTGGCGAGTCCTTCCTCGGCTACCCCGTGCGGATGGTGCATGTGATGAACAGCACCCTCGGTGCGGACACCAGCAAGGTGAAGTTGCTCTTCGGCAACCTGAACCTCGCCTGCATCTACGCCCGGCGTCGTGACTTCTCGGTGCGGCTGTTCGATCAGGTCTACGCGACCACCGACCAGCTCCTGCTCCAGGGAACGATGCGGTTCGATTCCGTTGCCCACACCCTTGGCACGACTTCGGAGGTCGGTCCCGTGATCGCTCTCCGTTCGGCCGCCTCGTGATAACAGGAGCCTCTGAAGCATGATCCACTCCCAGAACCATAAGGTCGTTGCGAACCTCGAGTCGGCCGCTGTCGGCGCGACCGCGACCGCCACGCTGACGATCGACACCATCGGCTACGATCACGCCAGCGTGACCGTGCTGCGGGCCAGCAACGCCAGCACGGTGTTCGCGAACGTCGTGAAGGTCGAAGAGTCAGACGACAACTCGTCCTACTCGAACGTCACTGCCCTGGTGGGCGGCGGCGTCGGCGGCTTCTCGATCCCGGCTGTCACGAGCACGGCCCTGACGTCCGTCCTCAAGCTGGACATCGACACGAAGGCCAAGAAGCGCTACCTGAAGGTGTCCTACACGCCCGGCGCCACGGCGAACGTGGCGATGGTGGCCCGCCTGGGTCGTGCCGAAGAGTCGCCCGTGTCGAACTCCGACGCTGGTGTCATCGGCCGATTCGTTGGCTAGTCCCGTACAAGCGGGACGGCCATGACGGCCGACAAAGGCGCAAGGATGCGCGCCCGCTCCTCACAAGGAGCGAACCATGCTGCTGCGTGTCGGTAATTGTGAAGCCGAGGTGAAGGTAGCCGCTCTGATGAGCGTCCCTCGCCTCGGCTTCACTGATAATTTCTTCTGCATCTCGCAGGCTCTCGCGCCGCACGGGATCGCCCCGATCAAATACACGGGCGCGTTCTTCGGTCAATGCCTCCAGCGGTGCATGGAACAGGTCGTCGACACGCACGACGTCGTGCTGACGATCGACTATGACACGATCTTCACCGCCAAGACGGTGGAAGCGCTCCTCGCCCTCCTGATGCACTCGGGCTTCGACGCCCTCGCTCCGCTTCAGACCAAGCGGGAGGCGAACACGGTGATGTTCGCCCTGCCTGGGATCACGCCGGACGAGAAGACAACGGTCGAAAACGACTGGTTCCAGAAGGTCGTCCAGCCCGTCGAGACAGCGCACTTCGGCTGCACGTTCATCCGCACCGCGGCCATCAAGAAGATGGCGAAGCCGTGGTTCCTGGCCGAGGCCAATGACGAAGGGACGTTCACGGGCGGCCATATCGACGAGGACATCTACTTCTGGAAGAAGTTCGCCGCCAGCGGGAACCGCCTGGGCATCGCCACCAACGTCAGCGTCGGCCACGCCGAACTGATGATCACCTGGCCCTCCAGGAGCGTCGAAGGCGGCAAGGTGCAGCAGCACACGACGGAGTTCTGGAACAACGGGAAGAAGCCGCCGGAAGGCGCCTGGGGATTCGTGCCATGAGGATTCGCGTACTGAAGTCGTTCGCCGGCTACCGCGTCGGGCAAGAGTTTGACTGGGGCGACGGCGCGGCGCGCATCTACATCGCCCGCGGCATGGTCGAGGAGATCGGCGAGCGTCGCCTGGAGGCCGCGACCGTCGAAGAGCGGAGCGAGCGGGCCACGATGCCGCAGCCGGCCAGGAGGAAGGCGAAATGACCGTCACCATCACCTACGGCTCGCCAGAGTATCCGTCGGCTGGCATCACGCCATACCGCAGCCTCGTCAAGCACACCGCCCCGGCGGTCTATCCGGTGACGCTCGCGGAGGCGAAGACGCAGTGCCGCGTCGACACCTCCGACGAGGACACATACCTCAACAGTCTGATCGCGATGGCGACCGAGTACGTCGAGAACGTGCTGGACGTCAGCCTCATCTCCCAGACGCTCGAGGCCCGCTATGACTGCTTCCCCTTATGGGAGATCATCCTGCCCCGCCCGCCGATGGCGAGCGGTACGGTGACGGTCATCTACCGCGACGAGGCCGGCGTCAGCCAGACGATCACCTCGGCGACGGGTGCGTTCCAGACCGACCACTACGCCACGCCCGGCCGCATCTACCCTGTCTACGAAGGCGTCTGGCCGGCGGTGCGGGGCGACGAGAACAGCGTCGTCGTCCGCTGGCCGGCAGGCTACGGAGCCAGCGGCTCGAGCGTGCCGAGCACGGTCAAGGGTCTGATCCTTCTCCTCGTCGCCCACTGGTTCGAGATGCGGCAGCCCGTGGTCACCGGCTTCAGCCAGGTGCTTCCCGTCCCGCAGACGTTCGACACGCTCCTGGCGGCGTCCGGCTGGGGAGGCTACCGATGAGCCTCCAGGCCCAGGTGCAGGCAAAGGTGCAGGCACGTTCGCAGTTCGCGAACGGCCTGACGACGGAGATCGCCGACCACCCGCTGACGTTCTTCTTCGACGTCGGCGACTGCACGAAGGTCTGGAGCGACCGCCGCACGTTCTCTGCTGGGTTGGACGAGGTCGACTTCTCGGCCATCGGCATCGGCACAGTGAAGCTCCTGTGCCTCAAGAACCTGTCGACGACGAGCCAGATCGCCCTGTCTGCGGGGTGGACGGGGAGCCAGTTCAGCCTGTTCCGGCAGGACGTCACGGCCTGGAACTTCTCACCGATCATCAACCTCGGGGCGCTGACGCTCCGCGGCTACCCGATCCGCGAGGGCGGCGCGTTCTTGCTGTCCTGCCCGAACTCGGCCGGCTTCGCCACGACGTCCGGCGGGAGCATCCTCCGCGTCGGCGGGACGACGGGCCAGAACTACGAAATCTACGTCATGGGAACCTGACCGATGGCACTCACCGCCCAGATCGCTCTCTCCATCCTTGCTCACGAGACGTCCAGCGGTGACTTGTCGCGGACGCTGCGGGCCACGCCGGCAAACTACGCACTAACGCTCACCGACGGCACCGGAGCCAACCAGGCGCAGGTGGCGTGGAGCGCGTCCGGGTCAACCCCAGGGTTCGGCGGATACGTTGACTTCAACCTTCAGTCCTTGCCAGACGACCGCGGCACCGTAAGCATGACATATGTCAAGGGAATCTACATCAAGAACACAAATCCAGGCGAGGCGCTACTCGTCGGCGCGGACTGGAATGATACCACGCCACAAAACAGGTTCTACTACCTTCCGCTTTACAGAAATCAGAGCGACGGTGCAGGGGAGCCGATCCGGCTGGCCGGAACCTCATTCTTTTTTGTGTTTTCTCCGTCCGAAGACGGCTATCAGGTCGGAGCGACGTCAAAGATCATTCGCTTATCTGCGACGGACGGAGGCGCTGCAAGTTACGAAATCGTCATCATCGGCGAAGGCACGGTCACATGATCATCGGGACCATGCGGGAGCGGGTCGCGATCAAGTCCCAGACGGAGGTGCGTAAGCCCTCCGGCGAGACGGTCATGGACTGGGACACCACCGTCGCCACGGTGTGGGCGAGCGTCAGCGGCCTCTCGAGCCGGGACATCCTCCAGGCCCAGCAGGCCAACGTCATCGCGACCCACCGCATCCGCATCCGCTACCGTGCCGACGTCACGCATCTCAACCGCCTCATCTGGCGAGGCCGTACGATGGAAATTGCGGCGGTCGTCGAGCGCGACAACCGCACGGCCCTGGAAATCCTGGCCCGCGAGGTGCAGTGATGGCGGTACTCATCGACGCAACGCAGCCGCGCGACTTCGGCGGGCAGTCTGCCAAGCAGATCGTCGAAGGGTTCGTCAGCATCCAGACGGCCGGCGCTCGCGAGGTTGCCAAGGAGCTTGAACTGATGGCCCTGCGGGCCATGAAAGACCCAGGCCAACTCAAGGCCAAAGCCGCCAAGAAGGCGTCGGAGATCATCCGCAAGGGCTACAAGGCCAAGATCAACAACGTCACCGACAACCTCGGGAA